ATCTAGAGCACCAGAAAGAAGAATTTTCTATATTGATGTAGGTAATCTTCCTAAAATTAAGGCAGAACAATACCTTCGTGATGTAATGATGAGGTATCGTAATAAGTTAGTTTATGATGCTAATACTGGTGAAATTAGAGATGATAAGAAACATATGTCAATGATGGAAGATTTTTGGCTTCCTAGACGTGAAGGAGGTAGAGGAACTGAGATTACTACACTTCCTGGTGGACAAAATCTTGGAGAAATTACTGATATTCAATATTTCCAGAAAAAACTCTATAGAGCATTGAATGTTCCTGAAACTAGATTGCAGGGAGAAAGTGGATTTAGTTTGGGAAGATCTTCTGAGATATTGAGAGATGAGATTAAATTTAGTAAATTTGTAGGAAGATTAAGAAAAAGATTCTCTCATCTTTTCAATGATCTTTTAAGAACTCAATTAATTTTAAAGAATATCATTACTCCTGAAGATTGGAAAGTAATGGAGGATCATATTCAATATGATTACTTGTATGATAATCACTTCTCTGAACTTAAGGAAGCAGAACTTTTGAATGAAAGAATTACTCTTGCTCAAACTGCAGATCCTTATGTTGGTAGATATTTCTCTCAAGATTATGTAAGAAGATATATTCTTAAGCAAACTGATGAAGAAATAATAGAACAAGATAAGATTATTAAAAAAGAAATTAAAGATGGTAAAATTCCTGATCCTACTCAAATGCAGATTGATCCAGCAACTGGAGAACCTCTACCTAACTTGGGAGCTCCAGTAATGGATCCAAATATGGAGAGGAGAACCACTCAAGCAGTAGATGCTGGAGTAGACCTTTCTGCTAATATCGCGCCACCTAAAGGTGGGGAGATATAAATATTAAGGATTTCCACACAATATATGGTATTTAAATATGGATGAACTGATGGATTTAATGGTGAAGGATGAATCTCCTTCGCAAATTAGTGATAAAATCAAAGATATGCTTTATGCTAAAAGTGCTGAAAAGGTACAAAATGTAAAGCCTGAGATTGCTAATTCGTTATTTGGTGATCAAGAGTCTGCAGATGAAATAGAGGCAGAAGTTGAAAAAGCAGCTGCTGTAATTGGTGGGGAAGATCAAACATCTATGCGTAGTCCAGAAGTAGACGTAGATGCAGAATCTGAATCAGAATCTGAAGAATAACTAAATAAAGAGAGGACTACTTTATTCGGAATATTATAAAATGGCTTTAAATCCAGTAGGTGC